ATAAAGAAAGGAGAAAATATGTTTAAACTAGATTTAGATATTCCCACTTATGCAGAATGGAAAGCATATGTGGACAAATTAGTTAAAGATCAACCTGAACAAGCTAAAAAATACCAAGAGCAAGTTCTTACGTTTTGGAAAGATTTTTTTAACGATATTTGGATTCATACTCCAAGCGGCAAATAGAAAAATCATTATAAAATGGCGACTTTGAAATTAATCATGGCCTTATTAATAGGCATGGTTATTGGTACTACTATTGGGTTTTGTATTTATCATTATTTTTTTATGGATAAGTTTAGCTGTTGTGGAGTATAATGATGAAAATGGATAGAACTTGTAAAAAATGTAAGCATCTTTGTCATTGTATAGAGGCAGATCACGAAGGTTGTAAATGTACTGGATGTGATTGTGATAGTGGTCGGGCAGAACAAGCGACCTATGAAGGTGATAAAGAAAGAGAATAACGAATAAAGTATATGCTTGGTTTCTCAAAAAAAGAAGATGGTATAGAAGAAAGCGATGATAAAATTTATGTTAATATTTCAAATATGTTATTCAGTAGCAGGTACTTGTTTTTCACCAATGAACGAACAACTTTATTCTAGTCATCGTGAATGTGCTTTGAATGGTTATTATAAAGCCCACGAATTTATGGCTAAAATGCCAGTAGAACAAGTAGAAAGCAATCGTACTTTTATTAAATTTTGGTGTGTACCTAAAAAACAGATTGAAGAAAATGAAAAAAAAGTCGATACCTAAATTTGAAAGTAAAGTATCAATGGATGTAATCTGTTATAAATTAGCAGAAATCCATAAGGATGTTCAAAAAAACAGTAAAGATATAGAAAGTTTAAAGCATCAAATGTCAATGGGAAAAGGTGGTATTAAAGCAATTTTTGTAGTAGGGTCTTTGATTGCTTTAATGGTAGGTGTATTAAAGTTTGTTAAATTATAGGGAGATTGTTATGAAAGATTTTTTTATATTTGTAAGTGATATGTGGAATGATCTATCACCAAAACAAAGGGTAAGTGTTGTAGTTGTATCTGCAATATTTATTTTTATAGTAGTAAAATTGATATTTTAATATGTGGTTTAGTGCAATAAAATTAGCTTTAAACGCAGGTACGCATATCTATAAAAAGCGTCAAGAAACTAAAATGTTAATGGCTGATGCCCAAGCTACCCACGCCAGTAAGATGGCACGGGGTGAGTTGGAATACAAACAAGCCGTTATGACTAATAATCAACAAGGATGGAAGGATGAATTTGTTTTAATTCTTGTAGCCGCCCCCGTGATGTTGTTAATCTGGAGTATTTTTAGTGATGATCCCGAAATTATGTTGAAGGTAGAGAAATTTTTTGAGTATTTTAACAATATGCCGTTCTGGTATCAAGCCCTATTCATTGGGGTAGTATCTGCTATATATGGCCTTAAAGGTGCAGATATTATCAAAAGGAAGTAATGGCTTATTCTCTTGATTTTTGATAGTATATCTCGCTAAAATAGGAAGATTATGAATAAATTATTTATATTTCTGATTATGATGTTCGCTTTATCTGCTTGTTCAGTAGGCAAGAAGTGTACCTATACACAAGATGGAACTAAACTTTCATCTTACGTATGGTTCTATAAAGATAAACCAATAGATTTAGATAAAAATAACTGCAGCTAATATATGTTGCAAATCATAGTAGCATTAATAGTAATGCAAAGTGCCAATTCACTTGATGTACAGCACAAAGAAACCTTTAATAAGGTTGATAAAGTAGTGAAAGTTATTAGAATAATGAATGGTTTTAATGGGAGGTAGTATGGAAAAAGCAAAAGAACTATGGGCATTAGCAAAAGCCCATAAGAAAATATCTATCACAGTAGCGGTAGTTATTGTTGCTATATATTTTCTAGTGAACTAATACAATATAGATTGATTTTTTGCGTTCCGATCCGCATATTAGTGATATGAGTTATAACGATTTAAAGGCAAGGATTAAAGAACACGAAGGATTTGTACCTAAAATCTATAAGGATAGTCTTGGTTTTGCCACAATCGGCTATGGACATCTTGTTTTATCTACCGATAGATTTAAAGAAGGTGTGACCTATAAGAAAAAAGATTTAGAAGAAGTCTTTGATAGCGATTTTAACATAGCCAAGTCAAATGCTAATCAACTCATAAAAGGTTTACCTATTCATCATCAAGCTAAATGTGTCATCATTGAGATGGTATTCCAACTCGGTATCGGTGGAGTATCTAAATTCAAAAATATGTGGAGAGCATTAAAAAAAAATGATTATCAAATTGCATCCGAAGAAATGTTGGATAGCAAATGGGCAAAGCAAACTCCAAAACGTGCAGAAGAACTTTCAAGCGTGATGAAATCTTGTAAAATTTGATAAATTAAAGTAAAATACAACTCATAGTATGGTTGTTATTTTAAAAGATATTATCATAGACAAGAATACAATTAGGGATGTACATATTAAAGATGGTGAAATTCAATATGTTGATCCCAAACAAGCTGAAATAGAACGCATCAAGAACATCCCCGCAGTCATTGAAGGCAACTAATGAACAAAAGAATTTTAGTCATTAGTGATCTTCATATTCCTTTTCATCATAGGGATAGCTTTGATTTTTTAAAAGAAATTAAAAAAGAATACAAGCCCGACTTCGTTATCAACATAGGCGATCTGCTTGATTTCCACGCTATAAATATGCACACTCACGATCCCGACCTCTATAGTGCAGGACATGAATTAAGGGCTTCTAGGGGCTTTATAAGGGCATTAGAGGGCATATTTCCGAAGATGGTAGAGGTAGAGAGCAATCATTCTAGCTTGGTGTACAGGAGGGCTTTAAAATACGGAATGAGTAGGGAGTTCTTAAAGGACTATGGCGACTTTCTAGGTACAAAGAAATGGAAATGGGTAGATGATTTAACCTTGACTATGAGTAATAATCAGAAATGTTTTTTTACTCACGGAAGATCAGCAGACATTTTAAAGGTATCTCAAACTATGGGTATGTCAGCAGTACAAGGACACTACCATACAAAATTTATCATAAGCTATTGGGCTAATCCCGATAACATATTCTTTGCTATGAACGTAGGATGTTTAATCAACCAAAAATCTATGGCTTTTAATTATGCAAAAAACTTTAGGACAAGATTTATAATAGGATGTGGAATTATTTTAGATGGTATTCCTAAACTATTACCTATGATCTTAAATGATAAAGGTAGATGGAATAAAAAATTAGTATAACTATTATCTTTTCTTCTTCTTATTTTTTTTCTTTTTATCTTTCTTTTTCTTTTTCTTTTTTGCCATCTTTTCCCCCTTCCTTCTTTTGAAGTTCTATTTTAATCTTTTCAAGATAGACAATCTTATCCCAACTTTCTTCTTGTGCATCATTTATCCATTGTGCAATAGACTTGTTGGCCTGTAGCATTGTCTTGCCATATTTCTTTATACCATCATCAGATCGTTTGGCAAATCGTTTGAGTATTCCTTGAACAAGGGCATCTCTAGTAAAAACTAATTTATGAATTTTAGAATTTGACATTCATATAGTGATCGCAAAACTCATTCACTCGGCAATAGTGCATACACCTAACATCTTCACCTTTTCTGAATACAACTTTACAACCTTGTCCTTCAACCATTTTGTTAGCTTTTAAATACTGATCCATTTCTTCCCTAGTAGGCAATACTCTTTTTGCCGTCTTACGTTTATCAAGCATTAAAGCATAGCTATCTTCTTTTCGCCATCTTTCCTTTGCCGTACAAAGAGGTAGCTTACTAGACTTTTCAGCATCTTGGTGTAGCTTAATCCTAGCTTTGATATAATCGTCTTGTTCTTTGGGTGTCCACCTTCTTACAGGGATCATAACAACTTGTTTTCTAGGATAGTTATCAGATTGCATTACCCTTAATTTAGACCAATCCCTTAATATTGCCATAATGGATAAAGACCTAACCTTAATAGGTTTACTATAGCTAGTTAAAGTCTTTTGATTTTTACGACATAAGAAGTCCAATACATTTAATTGGTTTTCCCATTCGGGTTTAGGATTTTCTAAAGCATTAAGAGTAGCCCAAGCAGAAGTAACTTTAAAATCTATCAATCTTCCATCTCTTTCAAGATAGTCAAATGACCCACTCAAAGTCCAACCATTAGTGATCTTATCATCTTTGTAGAATAACCTACGTTCAGATAAATCAATTCGTTGTTTAGATCGTTCAATGATATGGTGTACGGATTGTCCTAGCAAAGAGAATATCTTATCAGATACATCTTCTTTTAATAAATCCCAATTTCGCATTTCTAAAACTCTTATTCTAGGAGGGGCAATCAAACGAGTAGCAGATATATTAGACCCTTTGGATGAGTAAGGATCGTTAGCTACTGCCCGTTCAATCGCCTTCGGGAGATTAGATGCGTTAGTATAGTCCATTAAAATGGTACGGGTTCTTGGCCTACAGTAGTAGAGCCATTGTTATCATCCCCATTATCTTTATGTTCAAGACCTTCTAGTTCTTTTGAACGTAAGATAATATTTCTAATACCTTCGGATAACTGATTAAAAGTTTCCTTCTTACCTTTTTGGAAATCATCCATAGAGAACGTCACACTCGTATGATATTGTTCTGCTATCTTATCCCCTTTAGGTAAGGGCATTATTGATCCTATTTGTGTCCTCTTATTGCCTTGTATGACATTTAGTAAACAAGTGTGTCCTATTAATTTACTAATATCAAAACCTTTTTTTTCAGTTTCAGAAAATGGGCGACCTCTCCAAGAA